TGGCTGCTACAGCCGACGAACAGGCACTGAAGGACATGGCCAAGGGCGGTAAGAACAAGATCTTGATTCAGGAGCAGAAATCGCCCGCCGGTACGCTGGGCATCCTTGGCCGTGCCGACCAGAACCAGCTGAAGAAGGCCACCGAGCAGTTCAATGCCGACTGGCTGAACTACGATGCGGTGATGCTCGACAATGTGGCCGATGCGAAGATTATCAGCCAGACGGCTGCCGAACTGAGACTCCTGGAGACACGCGGCTATGAGGTGAGCGACATCGCCCGCATTCTTGGTATTCCGCGCATCATGATGATGGAGGACCAGGGCGCAAGCTATAAAATGCCGGAGCATGCCACGCAGGAGTTCCTGTTGCGCACCATCCAGCCCATCATCCGCGAACATGAGGACGAACTGAACAGCAAGATGCTGGAGATGGGTGACTTTGGTCAACGCCGCATCCATGTGTGTGAGCTGGCTCTGCGCCGACTCGATGCAAAGGGACAGGCCGAGATCGACAAGCTGCACCTGGAAAGCGGATGGAGTCCGAATGAAATACGAAGCCAGTACGACCTGCCGAGCATTGAGAACGGCGATGCGCACTATGTATCGACCAACCTGGCAGAGGTGGGAAGTGAGAAACTAAGAGGGAAAGGAGGTAACCCATGAAGTGGCTGACACTTGAACTCATCAAGAAACATTCGCGCATAGACAGCAACGTGGAGGACGATCTGCTCACGCTGTACGGCGAAAGCGCAGAGGACACGGTGCTGAACTACATCGGCAAGACATACACCGAGGTGATGGAGGAGTACGAAACATTCCCCAAGCCGCTGGTGCTGGCATCGCTGCTGCTGGTTGAACACAGCTACACACAGCGCAGCCCCGTCACCCTGAATCACATGGCATCGGTGCCATATACCTTTGAAAGCATTGTAAAACCCTACATGAAATTAACTGTATGACAGGCTACCAATCGGGCATGCGGCGACACCGCATCACCATACTGAACAGGAACGAGGCCACGCAGTCGCAGTTCGGACGCGATGCAGCGGGCATCACATGGAGCGAAGGGGCTACCGTGTGGGCTGCTGTTGACTGGACTCGCGGCATGTCGGCCATGCGCGAGGGTTCGCTCGATGCCTACGGTGCCATCATCGTGCGCATCGACTACACCACCGGCATCACCATGCGCTCGCGCATACGTTGGAACGGTCAGGTGTACCAGATACTCCCAGAAACATTCCATCCCGACTATCAGGCAAACACCATACAGTTCCATGCACAGGTAATTATTAACAACTAACCACATACACCCATGAGACAAGCAGTAATCGTAAACTTCAATACGCCCGAATTGTGCGAGGCGGCCATCCTCAGTCTGTGGAAACACGGCTGCCAGGATGTGCATGTAACCGTATTCGACAACAGCGACACGCGCCCCTTCATCAAGAAGATGGAGAACGTATCGGTGATTGATAACACCAAGGGCCAGGTAATTGACTTCGACAAGGAACTGGAGAAGTACCCCGACCGCGATGCTTCGCAGGGGTGCGCAGCCGGTTGCGAGTTCGGCTCTGCCAAGCATATGATGACCGTGCAGAAACTGTGGGACATCATAGGCGAGGGATTCCTGCTGATGGATTCCGACATACTGATCAAGGACGACGTGAACCACATGTTCAATTATGAAGAGTGCACGGTGGGACATATCCAGACGTGGGACTTGGCGAACAATCCCAAGCAGATTGACAGGCTCATTCCCATTCTGCTGTGGATAAACGTACCCATGTGCAAGAAGGGCGGTGCGCGGTTCTTCGATCCTGAACGCAGCTTCGCACTCATGCCAGGCGGTATGCAGAACCGCGGCAACTGGTACGATACGGGTGCATCGTTCCTGGAGGACATACGCACATTGAAGCCCCAGTGCCACGGACTGAGCATCGACATACGCCCGCTGATGATTCACTACGGAAGCGGCTCATGGCGCAACAACGACCTGAAGGTGCAGCTGGAGTGGTGCGAGCAGCACCGCGACCTGTGGGCACCCGATGATGAATACAAGCTGGGATGCAGCGAAAGCGAGGCGAAGCCGTTCAACCAGAACGCAAAGATATATGTACTTGGCCACAAGCCGTTCAAATGTGCCGTTAATAATCCCGTGTTCCAACCCATCGACATGTCGCAGGATGGCGACACCCTGAACGGCATGCGCGGTGGGTTCTATTCGGAGCTCATGGGCATGAAGATGGTGAACGACGAGAAGAAGCTGCCGTCGATCGTGGGCTTCTGCGGCTATCGCAAATACTTCGAGTGGATGAGCGTGGTGCCCGACCTGGAAAGAATGCTCCGTGCGCGTGGTGCGGTGGTATCATGGCCCATCAATCTGCACATGCCCATGCGCAAGCATTATGCTACGGTGGCCAATGTGGATGATCTCGACATCGTGACGGCTATCATCGACAAGCACCACAAGGCATTCAGCGAGGCATGGCACAAGGCTCTCGAAAGCAGCCAGCTGCACCCCTTCAGCATGTTCGTACTCAGGTCGAAGGACTTCCGCCGGCTGTTCAAGCTCATCTGGAGCGTGGTGGAGAAATACCGCAAGCAGGTGGGTGACATCGACGAGCGTATCGCCAACAACAAAAAGGCGTACCACATCCCATCAAGCAGCGCGGTTTATCAGTACCGCATAGGCGGTCAGATCTGCGAGCGCATCGTGTCGGCATGGATTGACTGGCAGTTCCCGCAGGCCGAAGGGGTGGCGGTGAACATCACCGACCAGCCGAGGTAAACCCGTTTTTTCGTTTCGTACTAAATAAAACAAGATACAAAATGGATGAAAAGAAAAGAGAAATCAGAACCATTCCGTGCAAGCTGGCCGTTAGAGAGCTTGCGCCGGATGCGGAGGGCGAGTCTCGCACCATCACAGGCACGGCCATCGTGTTCAATGCTGAGAGTGAAGTCCTCGACGACTGGGGAGAAAGATTCCGAGAAATAATCCGCCCCGAAGCATGTACGATGGAGTTCCTGAACTCTCAGGACATCAAGATGAACATGCTGCACGACCGCGCACTGACTATCGCCCGCTGCAACAAGGGCGAGGGTTCGCTGCGATTGAGCGTGGATGAGAAGGGCGTGAACTTCGAGTTCGAGGCTCCCAAATGCGACATCGGCGACCGCTGCCTGGAAATGGTGAAGCGCGGCGATTACTCTGGATGTTCCTTCGAGTTCTGGCCTGGCGACTACGACAAGGTTGTGGACGGCAATGATGTGACCATCATCCACAAGCGGTTCGAGTTCATATCAGCCCTCACCATCGGCATGGATCCTGCCTACCGGCAGACCACCGTGAACGTGCGCGAACTGGAAGAGAAAAAGCGTGAGAACGAGCCGGATGCAGAAGAGGAGGAGCGCAAGCGCAAGGAGGCTGAGGAGAAGGCTGTGCGCGAATACCGCGAAAGACTCCGCCGCATCCAGCTGAACGAGTCGATTGACGAATTAGATTATTAACTTAAATATTCAACGTTTATGAAAAAGATGACTAAAAGCGAACTCCAGGTTCGCAGCCGTGAGCTCCAGGCTCAGATGAGCGAGCTCAACGACAAGGTTTACAACGAGAAGCGCAACTTCACCGAGGAGGAGCAGACCAAGTGGGATGCCCTGAGCCGCGAGAAGATGCTGGTTGACGCTGAGATCCGTGCACAGCTTAACGAGCGTGAGCTGGCCAAGTATGATGAGCGCAAGTCTAAGGGCGAGCAGTTCCGTGAGCTGTTGCGCGAGACTCGCGATGGCGGTAAGCAGCGTGAAATCCTGCTCTTCCCCACCGACACCAACGTGAATGCCAACGTAACGGCATCGGGTGCCATCGAACTGAGCATCCATGAGATGATCCCGACACTGCACGAAGGTCTTGGACTGCCGGAGCAGTTGAAGATTGTGACGGGTGTGACGGGTAACGAGGTATGGCCTGTTTCCGTCAACGACGTGGAGATGGAGGAGGTTGGCGAGACTGTACAGCTGAGTGATCAGGTGCTCGACTTCCAGAAGATCACACCGACAC